CACCACATCGACAGAGCGAACACCTGCAACGTCGTTCGCAGCCTCGATCAGCGCAACGGATGCATTGCTGGCCGTGCGAACATCGCTAATTGCCGACCACAGTGCCGAATATGCTGCATAGGCAATTTTTGCGTCTGCCGGCCATGCCGAGACATCCGGGCCATGATCCAACGTCAGATTGAGACCCAATGCCAAAGCGTTGCGCTGTTTGTATTCCGGCATGATCGCCAGGATGCGCGCGCCGGCCTCTTTGTTGATCTTCCGAATGCGATCCGCCTTCGCCTGCTCCAGCGCTTTGTCGGAGACCGTCCAGGCAATACGGACCTGACTGGCTTCGATGACTTCCGACCTGGTTAGGTCTTGAGTGTCATCAAACGTCGGCTTGTCATCTTCCACGATCGGCCGCCAGACCGGGCCACCATCCGAAGATGTCGCGCTTGTCGGGTTTGTCTTTCTTTCACGTGAAACAATCACGCCATCGACAACCTTTGCATGCATCATGAGTCGTTTGTCGCATCTGCTGTGTAGTGGATTTTGACGCCCATCAACCGGGCATCGCCGGTCATTGTGTCAGAGCCGTTGTTGGCGTCGCGATATACTCGGAAGGCAACGTACTCTTCTGCCCCTGGGGTTCCTGCCACGGTCATTGCGCTGGTTTCATCCGTAATGATCACGTCTCCAGCCGTTGCCTCAGCGGCATCAGTCACGGTCACTGCCGTTCCAAACGCCGTATCAAGTGCATCAGAGTTCGCGAACGCAACCGACTGGACGCCCCAAATACAGTTCCCGCTTGTCGCAGTGGTCTGCCACACGAACTGAGCAACTAAAGTGCCTGCGTCCCATGACTTGGGCATCTGGATCTGGAAGTGTGCGAATTCATCCGTGCTGTCGTCAAAATCCAACACCGCGACGTTTACAGTGTTGGTTGTCGTCTCGACTTGCGCCGCGGCCGCACCATTGGTGGTTGCGGCCGTCATTGCTCCGGATGGAATCCAGATGGTTTCCTGGCCAACACCGAGCGCCGGGATATCGCCGATCTCGCCATAGCCATCGGTGTTGCTGTCTGACACATCCGTGATCGGGAAGCGATCAGTCGCCGCCAGCGTAATCTTGGATTTATCTTTCCAGCGAACGTCAGCCATTAACTGCCACCGCCGCTAACTTGGAAATATCCACCAGCAGCAAGCTGAATTGTGAAGTCGGCACCATCAACAGCGGTCACGTCTGCCGGCGAGTTATCGAGTAGGCAGTACGCCATAATCTTGTCAGCGGCCTGCGGAACACTGGACCCGGCTGCAATGTGAACCAGCACAGCATAGCGTGCCGTGATTGATCCGCCCGATGCCGTCCAGCTTGGGTCATCACTGTCAAACGTGACCGTTCCACTGCTTTCGGTCCAAGTTGGCGTTGAAAGTATATCACCGCCTGTCGTGTAACCGTTGCCGTTGGCGACTTCTGCGCCTGACACACTCGAATAAGCCTCATGCGTGATTGCTGGCGTGTAGCTCGACGTTGCCAGGAAGACCGAGAAGTACCCAGTCCCCGCGTCAAGGTCGATCGTCCCGTCGCCGATGTATTCCTTGGTCTTGTTATAGATCTTCCAAGCATCTGCTGCCATGTTCTTCTTTCCTTAAACGATGCCGTAAACGTTGCCGGACTCGTCCACATACTGATCCGGCGTTCCATCGACCATGATATCGCCGTTGAGAACGGTCGGTGTCTGGCCTGCGTAGGTAATGCTTGCACTTGCAGGTTGCGCCGTGATGCTGATGAGCAGTGTCGGCGCTTGGCCTGCATAGGTGACGCTGGCCGATGCCGGCGCAAGAACGCGATCAACAATTACACTTGGTGCTGTGCTGCTGTACGTCACGCTTGCTGCATCAGGCTTGATGATGTCATCAACAACAACCGATGGCACAGCACCTGCGTAAGTCACGGCAGCGGCTGCCGGTCTTAGGATAATGTCTGCGTATACTTGTGGTGCTTGCCCGCTGTACGTGACATTTGCCGCTGCCGGCTTGACCGTTGCACCAGCGGCCACATTTGGCGCGTGGCCGGTGTAGGTAATGCTTGCCGCAGCAGGCCTAAGCAAATCATCCACGACAAGCGTTGGCGCCGCGCTTGAATATGTGACCGATGCTGACGCGACGAAGATTGGCAGAACCGGTGCATGGCCGATGTAGGACACAGCAGCAGCCGCTGGCGTCAAAATACGATCAACCGGCGCACCGGTTAGATTGTCTTCTGTAACCTGGTTGAGTTCCAGGAACACATCGGTTGGTTCTGGACGCGCGTTCGGAACACGTTGCTCGTCTTTCTTGCCGCGTACAAAGTCCTGCGGGTGGCGCGGTTCCCAATCATCAAGGCAGACTCTCAGGTTGTCCCACCGCATCCGTGTTTGTGACGCGCGCGTTTTAAACCCGCATTCGTCGCACAGAACCCAGTGGTCGCCAGCAACATAGGCGGGATCAGCCAACGCCGTAGTATCCTGGTTCGAACCTTACATACTGCTCTCTGTCGAAGCTGTCGTATTGCCTTTTCATAGCTTCAGCACGAGCAATCACCCGCTGCACTGATGGATCGCTGTCGCCGTCCATATCAGCCAGCCGAGCGGCCAGGTTATACGTCACCACCGGTAGTGCCTCTTGCGGCACGTCGATGTCATCGGTGCTCGCCGTCACGTCCTCAACAACGCGCTGGTATGTGACCTGCAGCGTTTCTGTTGTGGCAGTATTGAGCACCGGCCATGTCGTGATTGTCGTTGATGTCGTGCCCTTGTCGAGCCAATAAGCAGTTGGTGTACCGTTGCTCGATTTGAGGGGCTGTTCGTCGTATTCTTCGCCCGTCATTTCTTCCATTGGCAGATCGCGGCTGTTCGCATCGCGATACCGCACTGAGTACACCTTCACCGGGCGCGGATCGAGCGTATAGGTGGCAGTGTCGCTCACAAGAGTAACACTGCCACGTTCTGCACGCCAAAGGTTTGGGCCGGTCGTCTGCCACTCCTTAAGCATGAGGTTGAGCATGGTCAAACCATCCGCCATGTCTTCCGCATTCACGGTCGTGTCGTGTGAATTGAGCGCGCCAATAAGCTTGAGCGCAAATTTCACAGTATCACCCGCATTTTTGGAAAACGTGATGACGCCAGAAGTGGCCATGCTCAACCTCGACTTTCTTATTCAGTCGTGAAATGCACGAACACGATCGTGGCTCCACCCGTTGCAGCCGATGCACCGGCCTTGCCATAAACCGCAGTTGCGGTTGTGAGCAGATCGCCGATCAGTGCGCCGGTTGTCCCAGCGGCCACCGCCGAACTGATCGCAGCGTCACAATCCAGCTCATTCGCGAATCCGTCGTCATCTCCAGTCGTGCCGATATCTACGGTTGGACTTGAGCCGCCCGTTGCCCCGCCATTCGCCACAACATCAATCACGCGGGCATTGACCGGAAGTGTCCCGAGCAATACCTGACTTGCTGACGTTGGATCAAATGTTGCTCGCAGGACATGAACCGCGCTGGCGTTGGTGACAGTACCTCCATCACCAACGCCAACGCCCCGAGCAAACCTTGTAGGGCCAGCCATTACGCTGCACCTGGGCTCATATACATGCCCCGCCAATCCGTCCAACCGACCGAGAACCGCATTGTTGATTTCGCCTTGGCGTTATCCGTGTCGAAATCATTGTCTTTGGTAAAGTCGGTCGCACGCCGCGTAAACCGGCGCATGGAGTCCGGCGCGTTTGTCTTGATAAAAAACGCATCCGCATCGGTCAGATAGTGATTGATACAAGTGCCGTCTGGGAACATCCCTTGAGACCTCAACGCGTTGATATCGTTGTTGGCCGTGCCGGTTTGCAGTTCCGAGCGCAGAATGCGCTCCGCTTCAAACTTCAGATCAGGCGGCACGATAACTTTCTTCGGCATCAACGCAATACGCAGACCGCGAGAGTTCTTCGCCTGCATGATCTGAATGCAGAGGCTTTCGAGCGCGGCTTCTGACAAGTCAGCAGCCGTTGCCATCTTGTTGGATTGAGTGCCATCGAGAGTTGGATGAGCAGCTGAACCAAGCTCGACACCATCGCCGCCCGCATACGACGCGTTGAACGCGCGATTTAGAACGTTCGCCGCGACAACTTCT